GATTCTGGGTCGAAGCGCGAAGGTTCGCAGCGGTCATCGTGCCGCCAAGATCATTGATGCGCTGCTGAATTTGGCTAAGCAGCGGAGTTGCAGGACTTGGCACAATGGCGTTCTTATCCTGTGCCGCCAAATCGCTAATGGCCTGTGTCGTATTTTTAAGTGGAATCGGCGTGTCGCCCATCTGCTGGTCGCCAGCGTCAAACATCCGCCCTATCCGCGCTCGCTCTTCAGTTCTCGCATCGACGGCCGCGTTTTTAATGTCAGATCCCAGATTGGCGTCTAGCGCCTGCGGCGTACCAACCTCCTGCGCTATGGTGTCTCTCGCAGATTTGGACTGATCTATCGCAGTTTGCGCAGATTCTCCCAAGCCCGTGGCTCCGAACCCTCCCTTGCGGGTTAAGCTGGCCGCTTTGGCTTGGGCGGCGGGACCGCGTACCGTGAATGCTGGAAGGTCGATATTCAGGTCTTGGGCTGACTTTGCTGCATCTGAAGCGGCTGCTGCCTGTTGGGTCGCCGGATCGACAAACCCCTTTGGAACCTCTCCGACGATCTTCGCCGCAACGCCTTCCAGCGCAGAGGTGGGAACCGCAGCAGCGCCCCCGACCATTTGCCCAACGAAACGATTTACCTTCCCGGAAGTCGTGTCCGGCGTCGGCGCAGCGCTCTCTATCACGTCACCGATTCTTACCGGATTGGCGAGGTCGTGGGCGATATCGTGTGAGACATTAGCGGCATTATGAAACCCTAATGCGTCCAAACCCGCACCAACTGCCGTGGGAATGATGCTAATGACCCTTCCAGCAGCCGTTGCAGCCATGTCCGGCAGAGCGGCTGCACCCTGAGCAATGCCTGCAACGTCATTCTTGAGATTATCGCCGAGCTGCTGAACAACCCCAGGCTCCTGCGCTGGAGCTTGTTGGGATGGCGCCCACGCAAACTGTCTGTGCCCCTGATGATAGGCGTCGAGAGTGGCTTGGGCATTCCCGATTTTGGCCTGCCCGTGGGTCAGTTGGCTTGCGTAGTCCTCCAGATCAGCCGCGCTTTGGGCGTGCGGAAGATATGCGAGGATCGCGTGTTTCTGCGCGTCGTTGAAGCCTTGCGGTTGTGGCCCAGATGTAGCCGCAACACCGCTGTCGGCGGCAGCAATTGGCTGATCCACGGTGAAACCCGCTGGAGGTGTTTCATCAACCGTGAACCCGTCAGGCGGCGCGGGTTCGGCCATTAATAGATGACCCAATGACCATTAACGAGGGCCGCTTTCTGACCGTTGGGACCGGTTGCGGTCTTTGTGGCCCCAGCAGGCGGTTTTCGGTCTCCCGGCTTTGCCTGCTGTTGGGGCGCGTCGATAAGTGTGTCGATCCGGCGCTGGACAATCTGAACCTGCTTATCCCAACTGCCCTTCTTGTTATCCATTTCGGCCAAGTTGGTGTTCAAGTGGGATTGAAGCGCGGTCGGTCCCAAGCCGAAATCATTCAGTTCATTCGCTTGTGCGCGTGCTGAATCTGACGTTGGCGCATTACCGCCCACAGCGTTAGCGGAACTTAGTGCCTTGCCGTAGGTGGCCGCATACGTGCTGACTGCATCCTTATACGACTTTACAGCAGCCTGTTGCGCCGGGCTTCCGTGAGTTTCGTACCAATCCAATTTCGTATTATTCTGGAATGTGTTCGAGACGAGGCCGCCAAGACCGCCATGGTCAGAGATAATTCCCATATTGACGAGTGCGCGCTGCCTCGAAAGGACGAGCTGTCCGTCCTCGTGCAAGTTCTGCCGCGCAGCTCCCAAGCTGTTGGACATCCCCACAGCGGTTTGAAGCGAGGAACTCAACCCGCCATAGGTACTCCGAAGCGTCTGTAGTTGGTCAGCGGTATGGCCGCTGTTCAGCCAAATTTGCATTCCGCGCTTGGAAATTGCGTTTTTCTCGCCAATTGTGATCTGGCCGCCGCCGCCCATGCCTCCGCCGGCCCCCGTTGGGTACTGTCCCGTAAGTAGCCACATGCGAGCAGCGGGTTCGATTTCGGACGCATATTGCGCTGGGTCGGCATCTGTTCCGGGAACTGGAATTTGAGCAGTGTGCGTGGCATTCCAGGCATGGGCCGGTTCAGCGCCCTTGGTATTCAGTCCTGTGGTGCCGAAGTGGTATGGATCGCTTACCGGAGCGGGAGCACCAGTCTGAGCGCCGCCCTGAGCGGGCGCGGCACCGGCAACCAAAGCCATGTTGCCAGCATCACGCGTGGCCCACGCTTGCTTGTAGGGCGCGGTCCCGGAGTTCGGGTTGCTGGCCATCGACTGGAACGCGCTACTCGCGATCTGCATGAACTTCTGAGGATCGCCGCCAGACTGCGCCATGGCCATCTTGGCGATTTTCGGACTGCGGACATAAACATCAAAATAGGGAGCCTGCATCGCCGGAGGAAGCTTTTCCGCACCGGATTGAGGCCAGTATTTGCTCGCATAGATTTGCGCGGCCTGGTCCTGCGTCATGTTTTTGAAGTTGGCGGCGGTAATGCCCATGCCCTTCAGGATGCCAGCATTGGCCTTGAAGTTGATGCCAAAGTTCGTCGGCGAACCGTTGGCGTCCTTGGGATTGTAACCACCCTCGTTGCTGAGGACGTGGGCGACGGAGGCTTGCATTCCGCCGCCCGCGCCAGATGCCTGACCACCCCCCTCCGCTGTAGGCGCGGCCGTGCCACCGGCAGCAGTCGCGCCATAGGTTCCCGTGTATGGGTTGAAGCCGGTGCTTTCGCCCGTGACCGGATTGGTGACGTTCTCGAGCTTCGGGTTCGCCCCGACGATGGTTTGTCCTTGTTGTGATACAAGGCGCTGATCCATGCCCAGAGCAACTGGCTCGCTGGATAGCCCGTTGGCTTTCAGATACTCGGCCGCCTTCTCCGGACCGACCGCAATGCCAACCCCGAGAGACAACATCCCGAGCGCAGCCTTCTGCTTTGCCGGGTCGCCTGAATTCAGAAGATCGACGACCATCTGCGCATGGCTGGGATCGCCGCCAGATGCTTTTTCGGCGTCGACACGCTCCTGCATCACCTTGGCAGCGTCGGCATATTGCCCCTTGGCCGCCAATGCCGCAGCCGAGCCGAGCTGGGTGATGTCGCCCCGGTCCAGGGCTCCGCGAGCGTCCATCGCCTGCTTGTCAAACTCGGGGTATTTGCCGAACAGGGTAGCAAGGCCCTGCGCGCTTGGGTTCTTGACGTAATTTCCCAATTCTTGTCCGAACGCCAACTGTCGCTGAAGCGCAAGGCGCTGCATCGCCATCTGCTGTTGGGCTTGAGCCCCGACGAGCTGCTGGTTCTGGAGGTTGACCAGCGCCGTCTGCCCGGCGATCGGGTTCGGCGCGGTGGCTTGGCCGGCCGCGATCAGCGTCCCGTAATCGGCGGGCTGGCTGGCGAAATCCGCCATCAGAAGCCCTTGAAGTAGCTGGGCTCGGCAGCCTTTGTGACCAACGGAATGAGGTTATTCAGTACCCCGGACCAAATTCCCCCTTGTGCAAGAGAAGAACCGGCCTGTGCGTTGCCCTGCGCCACATTAAGCGCGCTGATGTTGTTCGACGCCTGTTGCCCGAATCCGGCAGCAGCGTTCGTCGCGCCTTCGCCAAGCCCCGCCATTCCGCCAAGCCTGCCGATCTGGTTCTGGATAACCTGCGCCAGCGTATCCGAACCGAAGTCGGCGAGCGAACGGGTTTCGTTGCCGCCCCTGATGCCGCCGGTTGCCGAGGCACTCTGCAAATTGGCCTCAAGCCCGTTGCGATAGAGGCTCTGGTATTCGGGCGAGCCTTGAAGCGCGGTGATTGCGGCCTGGTTCTTGTCGGGACCGTTCAGTCCCAGCAGATCCTCCAGGCTGGGAAGCGCGGATGTTCCCGCCGCAAGGTAGGGAGCGAATTCCCCCTGCGTTTGATTGAACTCGCGCTGCTGCTCGGCAATCGCGGCCTGGTCGGCTGTCGTCTGGGCCTTGGCTGCCTTCGATGCGCCGCTCGACGCGAGCAGGCCGCCGCCGATCGCTCCCGCAGCTCCAATTCCTGCCGCTACGATAGCTGGAGGCATCGTTTCTTCCACTGATAAAGGTCGTATGTGACCGGCCCGAAGCCGATATCGAGAACGTGCTGGCCGCAGCGCTTGAAACCTGCTGCCCGGGTGTAATGCCTGAGCGCCCGAGCATCCTTGGAGACGCGAGCCCACAGCCGCTCCATGCCGAGATTGAGCATGTAGGCAATGCCGAACGGAGCCATTTGATAGGCTGCGCTGCCACGCCCTTCCGGCCGCACCATGATATGGACTTCGTAGGTCTGGGGCGCGGACCATCCGAACAGGAAGGCGCCATTATTCCATGCCACGGCATGGTTGTGGCGATCATTGACGAACGGGGTTAGATCGATCAGGCTTTCACCGTCCCCGCCGCATGTCGGACGGACTGCGGGATGGTTGGCAAGCGCGTTGAGCCTGTCGGCGTCAAAGGTCCGTTCCAGCGCCACAGTTTCAAGAAGATCGGCCGCCGCGCACATTGAACCGAACCTTATCGGAGGCGCTTGGCTAGTCCGATTGAACTCTTAGCCGTCTACCCATTGGAACATCTCGTCGAAGCGCTCGCTGGCCTCTTCACGACTAATTACATAGCGGCGCGCAAGCTCGGCAATGTATGGGACCATCATCGTGCGCGAGATTGGACTACCGTCCGTCCAACGCCAGTTGAAAAAGGTGCGTCCGTCCGGAGCGAACGCGACCAGCATGAACGCAGACACCGGATCGGCTACTATTTCCCTAGCAGTCCTGAAAAGTGTCGCTTCTACAGCCTCATCGTTATCTGGCGGAGTAAAGCCATTGAGAACATGAACGTCAGCGCCGCCATTCTTCATTCGGATGCGACCAATCCGGGCGCGGAACTCTGTCATTTTCCGCGCTTCGACTTTACGCGCCTCTTGCCCTTCTTGAGAGCAGCGCGAGCTTCCGCCTTGATCTTGTTCTCAGTCCCCTTGGAGATGTTCCCAGCGTTGTACGAGCGCGTTGCTCCGCCAATTGCGAGCCGCTGATGCTTCTTGTCTCCAACCGGGAACGAGCCGTTGGGACCAGCTTTCTTGCCCTTGACCTTACTTTTCTTGAGCTTTGCCATTCTTTCCTCCAAACAGCTTTGCCAGTCCTGCGAACCGCGATGCGTGGGCTTGCTCGTGGACCTTCAGTCGATTGGTCGCCGCATTGTGAGCCTCGATTGCGAGCTTGGTCGGCATGTGCTGGGTGGCAGTGTCGATCTGGCGCGTCTCCGCCTCGGTCTTGCGGATATTCGCCCACTTGCTGTCCTCGTCCTCGTCCTTGAGGCCGTCTGGAGTGTCGGGTTGCTCAGCCGGACCCGCGACAGCGTGAGCCTGAGCAATCTTGAGCACGGTCGATGCCTGTGACTCGCCGGCCTTGGCGTCCTTGAGCTTGGCGGCAGAGGCAATGTCAGCGACCTTGGCTGCGGCAAGCTGGGCTTCGGGATCGGCCTGCTGTTGCTGCTGGGCCTGCTGCATCTCGGCCTTCTCTTCGTCGGTCGGTTCTTCGACTCCGAGCTGGACGAGCTGCTTTCGTGCCCACTTCTGGATATTGCCGGTTCCCTCGCCGTCCTGGTTCATGAGGCAATTGAGCAGCAGCACATTTGCCATCGGCAGGTTCTGGGCTTCCACGGCGACGGCGGCCATGTTCATGTTCGAGCGAACGGTCTTGTCCCTACGGGTGGCCGTGGCCTCGGTCACATCGGCGACAACCTTGTAATTGCCGCGCGTGAAGTCGTTCTGGTAGCCGGGAGAGCCTTTCTGATCGACGTAGGGCTGCATCAGTGTGGCAGTCCCGTCGTTGCCGTCCTCGGTCATCGTCTCGACTTCGCGGCCGGGTTCGTAATAGACATCGCCGGCCATCGAGAGCCAGATTTCACCCTCGCGCTGGACCGATTGGCGCATGTTATCGAGGTAGATGCCTGACTTTGCATCGACCCTCGCAGCCGCGACCTCCAAGGCATCGGCAGACGTGTTGGCCTTGGCGGTATCCGAGCCGTCCTGCTGGTCGTCGGTAAGCGCGGACTGTGCGATCTGGATGATCGTCGCATCGACAGGAGCTAATTGCGGTGCCTCGACCTTCCCAATCGGACCCGCTGAAACGATATTCCCGCTTTCGTCCTTCAGCGGTTCAACCAGGGCATAGGCATGGCGGTCGACCACCTGCCGCGACCAGAGAGCAGCGAGATTGGGCGGCATCTGCTCAGCAGCGAAGATCGGGATCTCGCGCGGGCTCATTGCGGAAGTCTCGGCCAAGCGGGAAACCACCGCGTTGTAGAGGCGGTTCGAGTCCATCTTGTCCTGGACGTAACCCTTGAACCGCTCGATCCCGTCGATGAACGACCTTTTGCCATAGACCGGCACAATCGGAATGCACTCGCCTGCGATCAGCCCCTTGTCATGGAGGACTTCGGCACCGCTCATCACATATTTGTGAACTCTGGTGCGCTTCAGGTTGCGGGTCTTGACCCGCCAGCCCGACTTCTTAAGCTCGGCCAGTTCCCCCGGCTCAAGCTCGCTGTCCCAATAACGCTGTTCTTCACCGCTCAGCCGGTGGGTCAGGACATGAAGCTTCTCGTCGACCTCTTCAGTTTCGTAATATTCGGCGATCTTGACCACATCGGGCCTGAACCAGTCGTATGGCTGAACCAGCCGCTCATCCGGCCAGTTGGCAATCGCCCCGGGATTCTCCTCCTCGAAATTATCCCTGATGTAGGGCGTGATGACGAACGCGAACTTCGCGTCGGACTTGTCGTAGAGGATCGCATCGGCGTCGAAGAACACGCGCTGGTCAGCATCGACAATCGCCAGTGCGGGATTGATCCGCTGATAGTCCGAATCCTTGTCGTAAGGGTCGGCCCATTCATTGGTCAGGCGATAGGCCCCCATGCCCCCGGAAGCGGCCTCCATGAACGCATTGTCGCGCGCCTGCTGAGCCTTGTAGCAATAGCTGTCGGCGCGGTGCATCCCGTCCAGGGTCTGAGCTGAATCATCGTCGCCCTTCCCACCCGCTGGCCTGAAGTCGGGAACAATGCGGTTCTCGTTATAATCGCGGTAGATTTTCTCCAGGCCGTCCTTGGTGAGGTTGATTTCGAGCTTGATCGCGTTCTCGAACGTCTCGCCGAAGTCGCCTTCCCACATCGCCCCTGGAATGGAGACGAACCGCCTTGCCAGAAGCGCCAGTGATCGGAGTTCCAGTTGGGGCAGCGCGCAAATGTCGAACCGGCGCATTGCTCGCTCATGGACCTCGACCAGCTTTGCCGCCGAAGTATCCTGATCTTCGAGTGCGCTGTCGTCGTTTGCGGCTAGGGCTGCGGCCATGGTGCGGGATTACCGTTTGGCCTGTCGGCTAACGATTGAACTCTTAGCGGAACCGGGTCTGAAGGCGGGCGTTTACGCCAGATCGGCGGCGCTGATGGAGACTGAGGCGCTGCGTGAGCGAGAGAAAGAAGCCGGGTCTTAGTACCTCACCGCTGCCATCCCCCCGTAGCATGTGACAGAACGGACCCGGCTACCTCCTGAATGCCAATGTGGGAATGGTCACGGCTTCATGCTTGGGCTTGGCGTTCAATGCCCGCCTTGCTCCTTCCACCGCATAGCGTAGTGAATCGATCAGATGATTATCCTTGTCCGCCAGAACCGCCGTCACCTGCCCGGTCAGGGTGTCGACCTTGTAGCTGTAATGAGTCAGTTCATCGATCAGGTGGGTACAGCGCGGATGGACAATGAGGTCATAGCTTTTCAGGAACTCGATCCCCTCCTCGACCGAGCGCGAGCCCTTCAATGCGGGAGCAATGCGGGGAAAGCCGTTCTTGCGTAAATGGCTGATAGTCTCCGGCCGCGACGAGTCCGCAGTCATCCAGAACTTCTCGGCATTGGGTATCGTCATGAACAACGCAGGCAGGTTGACGATCTCGACCTGCAATCCCCACGCCTCATAATCGACGAATATCTGCCGTCCGTCGATGTGGCAGCGGAGCGCGCATGACGGGTCGATCGAATAGCCAAAGTCAGCGCCCAGTCTGAACTCTGCTCCGTCTGGTGCGGTGAACTCCTCGATCAGCCAGTTGCGGAATACCCTTGCTTCTGAGTTGCGCCGGTACTTGCCCTCCCAGACATGAAGATATTTGTCGTAATCCCTCGCCCGGTCGTACTCCATCTCCGCCTTGAGCACGTCGGGAAACCACGGGTTGTCGTAATAGTTGACCTCGCGGATGATGGAACGCGGAGGCGCCTTGAACCGGGGCTTGTCGTCATCGTCGAGATTGTTGCCCCTGAACAACGCATCGACTGGATCAGTCTCAAGGTCAGGGTTCCAGGTGAACAGCAATCGACTTCCCGGCTTGCGGATGGTCGGAATTAGCGTGTCGAGGCTGGCCTGGCTGAATGCCTGTGCCTCATCGCCCCAGAATGTGGTCACGCCCTCCATCGACTTGATCGCGTTGGCATTGCCCTTGATGCCCGAGAAGATGAACAGACTGTCGTTAGGGCCGCGTATCTCAGTCTCGGTGCTGTCGAATGCCGCTCCAACACCCAACCGGGCAATGGCATCGTCGATCAGCCGCTTGGAGGAGTCCTTGATCGACTTCTGCAACTCACGCCCGCAGAGGATGCGTTCATGGCGTTCCATTGCCTGAAGGACCAGTCCGGTAGCCGCGCCCCAGCTCTTTGCCCCGCCTCGCCCACCGTACCATGCGAGATAGCGAAAATCCTCCCACAGGTCGGCGGCATATTCAGGAAGCTCAATCTCCCTCGGCACGCGGCTTCACCAGCTTTACCGCGAAGCTATCGGGTAGTGGGTTGTCAGGGTCGGAGCCGACTAGGGTCTTTTCGCGCCAGTCGTGCGGGAAGCGGGCAGCCATTGAACGAGACCACACCTGAGCATTGAATTTGTCTGCGGTCAGTCCCTCTCGCCCGGCCTTCTCCCACCATGCCTGACTTTCATCGCGCGCACGCGCAAAGGCTTCGGAAAACTCAGGATGCTTCTCAGGCCAATTCTTCTCGATGGTCTCGCGGTGGACACCCAGAGCACAGGCGATCTCGACGATGCTCATTCCCTGCTTGCCCAGCTCTATGACTTGCTCGCAATAAGCGGGGTCGTATTTGGATGGGCGCGCCATTAGGCCAATTCATCCACGAACGGCCAGATAATCGTCGTTACTGCGAATGTGAGAACCGTTACCCACGGAGGGAACCGCGACATAACGCGGAGTTGTGCTGCCGAGGCTAGGCGGATGCGGCGCACCCCAGCCACATATCCAACTCTCAGCCACGCAATCCCAATCGCTATCAAAATCAGTTCTGACATGGCTGACTCAGCCTCCCATTTCAGCGGTCACGATGCGATTGAACTCTTAGCCGCGAGGCGGTGAATATCGTCGCCGGACAGAGCTTGCCGACCTGGAGTTGCTCCTTGTAGATTTTCCGCCATATCGCCCGTTCGGTGCGGCCGAGCAGCGGAGCAATCTGCGCCGGCTTCTTCCCGCGTTTGAGGTAGTTCCTGAGCCTCGACAGCTCATCACGGGTCCACGGTTTCTGCCCCTTGCTGTTGTCACCTCGCTCGCGGTGCTGGATTGCCCATGCCAGGCGTCTCGTTTCGCTTTCGGTAAGAGGGCGCTCACGACTAATGGCGTCGAGGGCATCGAGCGTCGACAAGCGCTTGGCGTCGTCGAATTTCTGCCCTCCTATCATCACCCTCCCCCCTTTAGGTTGCTAGGTTGTTGATCGATTTGGCTCGATGACCACACGGCCGTCGCGGATCACCCAATGCACAGGCTGCAATCCCTTCCTGCGGCGATACTCTGGGATTTCCTTCAGGATCATCTGGGCATTGGCCCAATCGCAATGTTCCTGGAGCGTCCATTTGGAGCGGTCTATCGCGGGATCGGCGTTGTCATCGAGCGGGTTTTTCCTGGTCATCGGTAATTACCTTCGAGCACCTTCTGGAAGTTCGCCTTCTTCATCAGCCAGTCGTAAGTGAGCGGCGTTCGGCCCTTATCTCCACGCAAGAAGGGGCTATCGCGGCACTTGGCGAACACGGTCAGGAAGTCCGCCAGCGGATATTGCTTGATCCTGCCTCGTGTCAGTTGGCGGCGTTCAGGCGTGAGGTCTCTCGGGACCGGCAATCCAAGGCTCTCGGCCAGCTTTCGGTAATGTTCAAAAACATGTTCCGGCAGAAGCTCGGGCCCATCGCCAGATGGGGTATCTTCGTTAGAAGATTCTTCTTCTGTCTCTGACTCTGACTCTGTCTCTGGGGCGTCACGTGACGTTTCATCTTCGTCACATGCGTCACATTTCGCAGTTTCCTGACGTTTTTTGTCTCGCCATTTGCGCGTTCTTTCGGTAGAACTATCGCTCTCGTGCTGGCGCTTCTTCCATGAAAGCACCACGCCGTCTTTGATAAGTCCGATTTCCTCATAGGCTGCAAACAGCGCCTCAACGTGAGCTGGCGGCTCGAATAGGATCACCGACACACGGCGCGGATTGGTTTCAAAGCTGCCGCAATTGTTGACGGTGGCGGCGCTCTCCAAAAGGCAATGCCAAGCCGCGATGGAAACAGCCCGCGACACTTCGGCGATCATCGCCGCCTCAGCTAGCTTGGCATCCGTGACGGTGCCCTCGTAGGCGCGATACCAGCGGTTCACGAACGCTGGCCGTTCTTGGTCGAGTGCGACCGATAGACGAGATTACGAACGGTTGAGTAATCGCGGTTGAGTGCGCGACCGATCTGCCAATATGAGTATGGTTGCTTGCCGCCGCGAGCCACCTTGGCGATGTTACGCCTTACCCAGACGCGATCTGCTTTGCGCGACGGTCCGCGCAGCTCCTTGAGTGTGAAGCCGTATCTGGTCGCGTAAATAACCACGAGCTCGGCTAGGCCACGCGGCACTTCCGCCCATTGCTCTAGTTGCTCAACGTCCGTCACAGCACCATTCCCAGCGGTGCGCGAGTGTGGTTGCATCCAATATCGCGCCGGACTCCGCAGCGCGGGCACGGATCGCGTTCGATGCGCGGCGGCAATGCCGTATCGTCAGGACCGCACTTGCACCGCCCTGGCTTGGATGCTCGTTTTACCGGGCGCGTTCCGTGTGCGTGAGTTTTCGGAAGTTCGCCGTGATAGCCGTCCGGAAAGTCGTGGTAGATAAACGACCGAACAGCGATCTCACTTTCCTCGCTAAGCGTCATCCGCTTGCGGAGAAGGCCGACGAAGCCCGGGTGAAGAAACAGGGCGTGACCAATTGCCGTTTCCTTGGTGCCCGTATCTACGCACCAAACTGAGATTTCCTTCAGCAGCTCTTTTGCTGATTCGTGGCGATTGTAGCTCATCTCGCCACCATCTCGGCTGAGCAGGGCGCATTACATGAGCGAAGAAATGTGTATGCAGCCTCGGGAGATGTGACCGTTGCAACCGGCCAGCCAAGCTCTGTGAGCTTGTCGTGCATCGCCTTTTGGTCGTCGCTGATCCTGAAATTCTTGGGGCGCTTGATCTCGAGAAACGCGAGGCCGCCACGCCACAACACAATCAGGTCGGGCCAGCCCTTCTTCATCCCGTCGCCAAGCAATGCGCCCATTTGCTTGAACCTGGAGGTGTTGTTGCCGGCCAGATGAGCGCCGTTGGGCGAATGGTGGTAGATCGTCTCTCGGAAGCACACGCCTATCATCTGTAAAATGGAGCGCTGGACCTGGCGCTCGGTGGGGACGGGCGCGGTCATGCCGCCCTCGTTTCAGGCGACGGCGGCTGAAGGTTCAGCTTATGCTGGCTCGCCAGAAAATCTTTCTCGGCAGCGTGGAGATTGTATTCGAGCCGATCGGCCAATTCAGGCCATTGCCCGGTGAGTTTTATCCAGCATGACGCTGGCATTTCCGTGTCGGAGCAGATATACTGTTGGACCGATTGCG